AGATTATAAGTTACGGAATTGACAAGAAACCTTCTGCTAAAAATGTAATGGACGCTTTGAATGAAACAATTGAAATCACGGCAGACTGTCCATACAGAAGAACCTTTCACTCTGATCAGGGATGGGCTTACCAAATGAAGGCATACTCCCATAGACTAAAAGAAGAACGAATATTTCAAAGTATGTCTAGAAAAGGAAACTGCCTGGATAATTCTGTAATGGAAAACTTTTTTGGACTACTCAAGCAAGAAATTTACTATGGTGTCGTTTATTATAGCTACGAAGAATTAAAATCCGAGATAGAACGTTTTATAAAATACTACAATGAGAAACGAATAAAAGAAAAGTTAGGATGGATGAGTCCTGTTCAATACAGGCTCCATCTTCTAGCTGCATAAAGAAAAACGAGACGACCGAAGTCGTCTCGCAAAAGTCTAACTTTGAGGGGTCACCTCACTTTGGCTCTCTTTTTTATTTGACTTGTATGTATATTTATGCTATATTATCATAATAATTGAATATATGAATTTACACCCGATAATATTAATATTGTTATCGGGTTATTTTTATGTTATTAGTATATATCAATAATAAGCCGGATAAGCTCCAGCGGAAAGGGGAACAGATGGAGAAAGTAAAGGAAACGCCAGACACACCCGAAGTATTTCAAAACGATATAGAGCTGTATTTATCGCAGTTCTGCGAAGAACACAACATCGAAGATATGACCAAGGAGCCACAGAGCCGATGGAACGCTGCCCTAATGTATATAAATAAATATGTTTTTAGTGATAAAAGTATATTAAAATTAAATAAAAATATTAATAAAAATAATACTAATTGTATCATGGATAGTAATTTTTATATGTATGATCATGATAAATTAGAGTATATATTATATATATATTATTATTTATGTTCTGTTTATGATAAAGAATGTAGTATAATGGGATATAGCTTATTAACTGGTATCAATTACGATACATTAATGGACTGGGGAGCAGATGAAAGAAAACTAAGTACAAAAGGCTTCGACATCGTGCAAAAACTACGCATTTTTCGTGAAGAAAGTTTGTCAAACAAGCTCGCAACCGGCAACAAAAACCCTGTTGGCATCCTTGCAATACTTAACAGGCATTATGCGTGGAATCTTCCAGGCGTGAGCAGAGAAAGCACCACGAAAGTCATTAAGACAGCCGCAGACCTTCCGCAGCTTGGCACATCCAGAAACGCTCAAGGCTCTAATGTTCGTCAAATTGCACAACAAGAAAACATTGTGCAAGATGTACAAGAAATCCCACAAAGCCAGTAAACAAGCGAATTACAGCCATTTGGCTTACAATAACATGACTTCGCTAAAGTTGAGTTTAGCGAAGTGATAAAACAGAACATTTGAGCGACAAAAACACGACAAAGCCAGCAAACAAGCGGATTGACAGCAATTATATAATAATTATCTGCTCCGCAGCTGGTCTGCATTAGCTGTTTTCGTTGTGCAAAATGTATAATGCATGGCGTGGGGGTTATTAGTTTTCAGATTTTCGCCCCAACTAAGTCGCTCAAATATTCTCAAAAATAAAAAGGCTTATTATATATATTTATATATACATAACCAACCAATAATAATTTACATAATATAATTAATAAATCCACTGTACAAATCTGATAGATAGGTGTATAATAAATACATCTTAATTATTCACAAGATATTCAATAAATACACACATCAAAACGGCTAATTCAGCCGAGTAAATTCCAAAAAATTTTAAAAAATAAAAAAGAGTTAGGAGTTAGAAATGCAGTGCGATAAGTATCTAGGTTTGGCTATGGCTATGTGCACTAACGATAAAAAGTCTACAGATAGGCTTGGGAAAAAGACTGATGATTTAAAGATAGGTAATCGTGGTGAAGATGCGCCAAGAATTGAACCAGACGGTGTTATCAATACTGCGTTAGATGGCGACAAACCAGACAATTTTACTCCATTAGGCATTGTTGCACCAAGTGTTGAAGGGAATGTCGTATATGACGCTGTAAATCATCCACAGCACTATTGCACTGGCAAATATGAGTGCATAGATGTTATGCTTGAGATATTCGGTATCGAAGCTGTAAAAACATTCTGTTTGCTCAATGCTTTTAAGTACAATTACCGAAGTGGTAGAAAGAATGGCTTAGAGGATATTCAAAAAGCCAAGTGGTACATTGACAAATACATAGAATTGTCAGAATAGTCGTGTCAGTCAATGAAAGTATAATGGTTGCAAAGGATAGTACACTGCGACTTGTGGCGAATGCATACTGGGAATAGCCACTATTGCCCTTTAGTATAATGGTTAATACACAGGATTTTGATTCCTGTTATATGGGTTCGATTCCCATAAGGGTAGTTTATTTTTCTTTTTATTTGTTTGGCTGTTCATTATTGTGTTTTTGCATTTTACACAGAACAGTCCTCCTTTCATATACCTCTTTGGATTTTGTTCAGTTAAAAGCGGTGCAAGACCGCTTGAGAGGGTTTGGCGTGTATATACATAGCCATGTGAAAATCAACTTATCAAGAAGCACTCCTTATCAAAACACCCCTAATATTTTATTGTTTCTGTTCTTGTTTCTTGATAGCCGTTATAGGCGGTATTTGCCGATATGGGATAAAGGTATTCCAGTAGCTTGCTAAGCTATCCAACAGAAATGTTGTTCGTGTTCAAGTCACGATGTCGGCGCTAACTTACGACAGGGGTTAACCTTGCCGTAAGCGGTAGAAAGTCCGCGTGAAATTGCACAAAGTAGTGGCAAAAGCAATTTCAAAGTGGCAGTAACCACTACTGCTACCACTTTTCGGATAGTAGTTCAGTTGGGAGTAACGCTTGATTTATTCAAGTAGTCACAGGTTCAAGTCCTGTCTATCCGATTACAACAAACTAGGTTAGCTACCGAAAAGCAGAACTACGACTGCCTGTTTGTTGTTATTATTAATCGTAGGGTTGAGCGAATAAGGTGGAACGCTCTTATTATCTATCGTAGGAGGTAAATAAAATGACAAAAATTAAAAACGAAAATTACATAGCAATTCAAGGCTTTATGGTAAAGGAATTAGGACTTACAGGAAATGAACTAATTGCCTATGCTTTGATATATGGTTTTTCACAAGATGATGAGAGCGAGTTTAGAGGAAGCTTGAACTATGTTGCAGAATGGCTTAATTGTTCAAAAACAACAGCATTTAATCTTCTTAATAAGCTGGCAGATGATGGCTTTATTAAAAAGACAGAGAAACTTATTAATGGAGTAAAATTTTGTAATTATAGTGCAATTAAACCTAATGATGAGGAATTGAAAGAAATAAAATTAAGAAAACAAATTCGAAAGGAAAAAGAAAAACTTGAACGGAATTCAAAAAAATTGAATACCCATTCAAAAAATTTAAAAAGCCGTTCAAAAAACTTGAACGAGGGTGTTCAAAAAGTTGTAACTAATAAAAATAATATAAATATAAAAGATAATATAAATGACAATATAGATAAGGACTATACATCAATTAACATTGATGGAGAGGTACATACATCGTTTTCGGAGAAACCGACGGCAAGAGCTGTTACAAGAGATGAAATGTTGTTTAAAGAAAAGGTTATGGTTGATAGGTTCAATAACATCTGTGACAATGACATAGATAATTCAGCTATATGTGATTGTGTTAAAGACGGATTTAAGATGTATATGCAGTTATATGAAATCTATTTCCATAAAGTACACCCAATACTTACAGATAAGACATTAAAGAATGTATGTTTTGTCCTATCAACTATCACAGATACAGAACACGGACATTTCGACACTGACGCTATATACGAAACAGACGATAAGGGTATTACAGTTTTACAGAGAATGATTAACGACCATTTCATCAGAGAACATAGAGAAAGCACCAACTACTCAATAACACATTTTGCCAATGCTGAATATCTTGGCAAGCTGGCAAATAGATTTATAGAGATGTAAAGGAACAATGTTTATGAAAATAATATTAGGCATAGTGTTACTGATATGTGTTTATTACAACATCAAATACATTGAAAGAGAAGATATATCTATTGCAACAGCTGTTAAAGAGGGAATGTCAATAATAATATATTTACTGACAGCTATATTGGCAATTATGATACAGAAAATGATGTAAAACAGACAAGGAGTGATTATTATGGCTATGGGAGTACACCCACTAAACAAAGATAAATTCTATGAAGCAATTAACCTTTATGTATCAGGGCAGGTATCACAAGGGAAAGCGTCAAAGATAGCAGGCTGTAGCAAGCCGACATTCCTTAAATACGCTAACAAGATATATGGCGGCAAGGAGCTACCAGATAATTTATGGGGGAAGAATGATGATTAAGAAAATTATTAACTGTTGGATAAGACACAAGACAAAGAATCTAACAGAAATACCGCTTTTCACAATGACATTTAATTACCGCAAGTATAAGGCACAGGGGAAGAAAGATAGTTGTATGCTTTATAGCCATCCAGACATTGCCAATGATGAATTTGTAAAGGACAAATTACAAGAAGTTGTTGACCATATCAGAGATAACTATGATTTGGATATATTTACGAAGATTTGAGGTGTGATATGTGTAAGTTTTGCAATGGTGAAAAGAAGAAGATTGAAAATGGCTATACATATGGCAGAGCATATATAGAATCAACTAATTATGGCTATTATTATAAACTTTGTTATGACAACAGCGGTGAAGAATATGGAGAGGGAGAGTTTGAAATCAATTATTGCCCTATCTGCGGTAGAAAGTTGGTGGAAGAATGAAAGAAACTATTTTATATATTTCAAAATCAGAACAGGATATACGAAGCTTTCTGAAATATCTTCAATCAAAGCTAAAAGCAGAGCAAAGGGAATGTACCCTAGATGAAAAACACAATATTTTAAAAGTGCCAAAATATTATGATATTGTCGGGAAGAGTATTCATGGAAATATGCTTGGTGTAGGCTATGGATATTGCAAATATTATTGCTTTTCAGAAGCTTATGATAGAAATAAATACAGCAATGCAGAAAATGAAAAGCTTAAAGAAATTCTTATGCACACAAGAGAGGGTGCGGAGAGAATATCTGGGCTTGATATTTTATGTATGCTAGGGTTGGTTTAAAAGGCGGTGGAAGAATGAGCAATATACATAAATTCAAAGTAGAAGCAATAGAAGGACACAGGGAATGCGCTAAAGCCACAATTGATGGCGAACAGTGCTTATGCAGTTCGTATAAAATAGAACATTATGCTGGGAGCCTTCCAAGGGTTGATATAAACCTTACTGTCGACGTGCAATATGAGCATGATGCAGAAATCAACATTGTAAACTTGCATGAAATAGCTTCACTGATAGACAAGAAAACATTCAAGGAATTTTGCAGAGTTTGGGAGGAAGTTCACAATGAAGCATAGCAAAGAATGGCGCACTTGCGACAGGTGCGGTGTGGAAATCGAGTACAACTATAGTGCTGTTGCAAATATTGAGGTAGAAAAGCAATCATACAGCCTTGGTATCTGCGGAGTTATTTATAAGAGAAAAACGCAAAGAGAAAGCAATAGTTTTGAATTGTGCCCTAAGTGTAGGAGAGATTTTGAGAGGTTTATGAGAAATGAAACTGGCAGTCGGAAATAGCGTGTATGAAATGAAAGCAGAACAATTAAAAGCTGTTTTACATGTTGCAAGTAAACGGGTTCCGTTTGGGATTTATGCGGTCAGCAAAAAGGCATGGCTATTCTTTTGAAAGAGACCTATTCCACCCACGAGGAGCTGAAAAAGGCTGTTTCTGATTATGCAACGAAAGGATTTAAGGTGTATTACAATGAGCATGGCAGAAGTAATTAAATCAATAGAGAGTGAAGCACTTAGAGAAGCACAATCGCGCGAAATAGGTGGTAGAAATGGCAAGCCTATAGATTGTTCCACTTTAGAGGATAAACCTGTTGTCGTGGCAGATAATGAAGCAGACAGGCAAGCGTTTAGAGCGGCACTATCACAGAAATTTTGCGGTGATATATCCGGTGGCTATTTAACAAAGACACCATGTATAAGCAAAGATGATTCAATTCCAGAATGACTTAGAAAAAATGTCGAAAAGAAATTGAGAGATTGCTTTAAGGAGTGAATACATGGAGTACCAAGGCGCAATTAAGAAAATGAAAAAAGGAATAACAAGACTTCGAAAAGAATTAGACGAAGCCAAGTCGGGAACAAAAAAATCACAGAACGAGTTACTTATTTACGATGATACGATGAAAATAGATATTCTTGGAACAGAATACAGAATTGAAATCCACAAAGTATCAGAGGACAGTTACATGGAGAAAAAAGGTCTTGCAGGCTATTGTGAAGAAGAAAACAAGTTGATTGTAGTTGCCGATATGTCCGAAGAAAAATATTTTGCAGGCATGGACGAAAAAGCTCAGGAAACATATCGCAAAAAGACCTTAAGACATGAAATTATACACGCTTTTCTAAATGAGAGTGGACTGTCTGATAGTTCAAATCAGTTTGATGGTGCATGGGCAAAGAATGAGGAAATGGTTGACTGGTTTGCAATTCAAGCTCCAAAAATCTTTTCTACGTTCAAGAAAATGAATATTTTGTAAACATGTATTACCGACTACGAACTAATTGTAGTCGCTGACCTTAGAAAGATAAAGGTTGATAAAACATAGAAAAGGAGACAGAGAGCATGAAGAAGTTATTTGTAAGTGTGCCGATGAAAGGCAGAACAGAGGAAGAAATCAAAGCTAGTATTCAGAAAATGAAAAAGATTGCTGAAATATACGAGGGCGAGGAATTAGAGCTTATCGACAGCTACATTGAGGACAACCCACCTAAAGACAGCAAAGAAGCTGTATGGTATTTAGGTGAAAGCCTTAAGAAGCTGGCACAGGCTGATGTGTTCATAGGAATTGCGGAGAACTATGATTGGAGTGGCTGCTGCATTGAAAGGGAAACAGCAGAAAGATATGGCATTAAAGCATATATGATTCCAGCAAGATATGTAATTGATGATTATAATGCACTTGTGCAGAAATTACATCCGGCTGTCCGTGACGTATTATTCTAACAAAATTTTACCGGCTAACAAATAGAGTTAGTTGCTACCCTAAAACAGTTATAGGCAGAGGTCTATAAGCACCTTTGCTGAAAAGTGGAGGTGCTTTTCTTATGGCTAGTCAGAGCCTTATTTCTACAGTTAATGGATATGAAAATTACATAAAGAAAAATGGAATTGATGAACAGGTAATCAACGCTTATACAGATGCTTGCAATGTAGCTGTAAATGGTGAAAAAGATATAGAGTATGGGTTACGGCTCACCAAAAGAACAAAAGAGCTTATAGAGAATTTTTGCTTAGCCAGAACAGGCGGCACGATATGGGATTTAGAGAAGTATGCGTTTGCAAATAAAACGGAATATGAGCTGATTAATTGGTTTTACGATATTTTACTGATTGAAGCGCAAAACAAGGTTGTTGACAGTTTTTTTAGATACATAGAAAAGAAACGTGAACCTAAAGAAAGATTCTATATGCCAAGAAGAAAACAGTTTATCAAAATAGGCTTAATAGAAGCATTACAAGGCATGATTGATGATAAATATGATATTTTATGTATTTCTCTCCCACCCGGAACAGGAAAAACCACAATCGAAAAGTTTTTCCATTCTGCGGTTATAGGTTGGTACTCAAACGGATATAACCTCTTTTATTCACACAGCGGAGACATTACACGAATGTATTATGATGGAGTATACGATATTGTCACAAACGCTGACGAGTATACATGGGGAGAAGTGTTTCCTGGACTTGAAGTAACAAGTACAAATGCAAAACTTGAACAGTTTAACGTAGGAAAATATAAGCCGTTTCAATCTGTACAATGTACATCTGTCGGCAGTAAAAATGCCGGTAAAGTCAGAGCCAATAAATTTCTGCTAGTTGATGATATGATAGGCGGCATTGAAGAAGCACTAAACCCAACCTATCTTGATAAATTGTGGGATAAATATGCAGTAGATGCACGACAAAGAAAGATACCGGACGAGGATGGAAACCCATGTAAAGAAATACATATTGCTACAAGGTGGAGCGTTAGAGACGTAATAGGACGTATTATACAAGCTTATGAGGGGAACAAACGAGTTAAAGTAATATCCGTGCCTGATGTAGATCCAGTAACAGGAGAAAGTAATTTTGACTTTGAATTTGGTGGCTATACAGTAAAGGATTTTGAAGATATTCAGTTGCTTATGGATGAAATCTCATATCGCTGCCTGTATAAACAAGACCCTATAGAACGTGAAGGATTATTATTCCCAGATGATAAAATCCGAAGATACCTCAATCTACCACATGGAGAACCAGAGATTATTACGGCACAATGCGATACTAAAGGAAAAGGTACAGATTACTTTGTGCTACCGGTATTGCAAAAATACGGAGAAGATTATTATTGCGTTGATTGCGTATGCGATAACACAGCAGATTATGAAGAACAATACAGAAATGCCGCAGGCGTACTTGTGAATAACAAAGTACAAGAGTGTGAATTTGAGCGTAACGCCGGCGGCGACAGAGTTGCAATGGAAGTTAATAAGCGCGTTGAGAGCGTTGGATGGATATGTAATATCACAGATACGCCTACAGAAACAAATAAGGAAGCAAGGATATTCCAATGTTCAAACTGGATATTGCAACACATTATTTTTAAAGACTCATCACTTTATAAGCCTAACGAGCCATACGGAGTAATGATGTCGCTATTAAAGCAGTATTCAGTATCTGGCAAGAAACAATTAGATGATGTTCCAGATGTTTTCTCAAACTTTGCGTTAAGAATGACAAAAGGAAATAGGATAAAGCAGACAGTAATAATGTCAAGTCCAATATAGGGGGTTAATCTATTATGACAACCAAGGATTATCTTAATCAAATCAGCAGACTTAATCGGATGATAAATAATAAACTAACAGAGATAGCACAGCTTAAAGAACTTTCTTGCAGTATATCGGCTATTGGAAACGAAGAAAAGGTAATATCATCATCAGACCCAGATAAAATAGGCACTACATACGCCAAAATTGACGAAATGGAGCGCAATCTTGATAAGATGATAGATGAATACATTGAAAAGAAAAACTTGATTATAGGGCAAATAGACAGTATAGAAAATGAAGATTGCTATAATATTTTGTTTTCAAGATATATTGAAAAGAAAACTTTTGAAGTTATTGCTACAGAAATGAAATATTCATGGAGACAAATCATCAGACTTCACGGAAAGGCTCTTAAAGCATTTGAAGAAAAATATGGTAATACATATTTAAAGATGTCATAGAATGTCATATTGCACTAATGATATACTGTATCTGTAAGAAATTACAAAACTGTTTTTCATAAACAAAACATTCCTTATCAAGAAGCACCGTTACTTAATTGTGGCGGTGCTTTTGCTATGCAAAGAGGTAAAATATGAAATTTTATGCAAATAAAGATAAGTCGATTATGTGCCCGAACTGCCGCAAGTTTTTAACTAAGGCAAACAGCAAAGACCCACGAACACATAAATTAGCGTGTAAGCATTGCCACAAATGGATATGGTATGTGCCTAACGATGATGATAATTTTCAAATTAAAGAAATACCGGATAGCAGAAGTTCAAGCGGTATGACATTTTATTAGAGGTGTAGACAATGCAGACAGGAAGAATTGTTATTTATACAGGTGCAAAAGAAATAACACCTGACAATATAATACCAATTTTGCGTGAAGCAATTTTGGAGCATGATATTAATTCCAACAGAATACAGTTTCTTCTTGATTATGATGCAGGAATACAACCAATAGTTAGGAAGAATCCAAAGACTTACAGACCGGACATTGACTGTGAGTGCTGCGACAATGTGGCTAACGAAGTCACAGAGTTTAATTTAGGTTTTAAGTGGGGAAATCCTATAACGCTAGTTCAAAATAGCGACAATGAGGATTCTAACCTCACAGAAGCTATAGCGGAATTAAACAGTTGCTACGAATCACAAAACGCAAGGCAGAAGCAGCAGGAACTTGCAAGATATGTTGAAATCGGCGGCGTTGGATATGTCCTTATTGATGTAAATACAGAATATGAAGATGGGGAAAGCTATTTTACATATGATGTATTAGATCCAAGAACAACATTTGTTGTAAGGTCAACAGCTTATAGCGATAAGAGGGTTATTCTTGCAGGTACTTATATCAAAGACAAACACAGCGGTACAAGATATTACACTTGTTTTACAAAAGATATTCGCTATGAAGTTACGGATGGAATAAAAATTACTAACGGACCAGAAAAAGGAAAAACAAAATGGGGATTTTTAGAGAGAAGTGGAGAAGAGAATCCATTACATAAAATTCCTATTATTGAATATACAAGGTCATTTGATAGAATGGGCTGTTTTGAACGGCAAATATCTGAAATGGATAACTTAAACCTACTTATTTCAGATTTTACAAATGATGTTGAACAGAATACGCAGGCGGTATGGCATACGAACGATGTTGATTTCCCAGTTGAACAGGAAACAACAGTTGATAAAGATGGAACACCGCACATCACTAAAAAAGTAAGGAAACCAAAATCCGGAGAATGGATGCAGACCTATACATCAGCAGATGGCAAAACTCCAATAGTTGAGCCACTTGCAATCAATTATGATTACACAGGTATGCTTAACAATATCCAATCAAGGCGACAGATAATCTTGCAGAAATGTAATGTGCCACAACGAAATGATAATAGCGGTGGCAGTACAGGAGTTGCAATGTCAGATGCAACAGGTTGGTCACAGGCTGAAACAGCGGCGGCAAAACAGCAATTAATTACTGATGGCTGCAAAATGGAAGAGATAAAAGTTGTTCTTGCAGCTATCAAACTGTCAAACAATGTTGCCAGCAGTAACCCATTACTTAAATTAAGGTCAAGAGATGTAAAACCTAACATTAAGCGACAAAAAACTTATGAAATGTCAACCAAGGTTAATGCCATGGCAACATTGATAAGCCACGGATTTAGCCTTAAAGATACAGTTGATGCAATTCCATTCTTTGATGACCCTAACGATGTTGTAGCAAGAAGTGGAGAAATGGTTAAGGCATATCAAGACAGTATAATCAACAAAGATACACAGAATCAAGCAGAGGGCGGAGATGGAGAACAACCACCTAATAAAGACCGCACAATGCAAGACTTATCAGACCAGACAGAAAATAGTCCGGTTATAGATAAGAGCAGAACAGATAAATAAATTGATATTGAGCCACAGGGTAGAAATGCCTTGTGGCTTTTTATATGCCCTAGAGAAAGGGCAATACAAATATCGCAAGAAGTTGAGAGAACAACAAAAAACGCAGAAAGCAGAGGTAAAGAAATTATGGCAGATGTAACTAACACAACAACAGAACCAACAACTAACAATGAACCACAGAACGAAGAACAGACACCTAGCGTAGAAGAGCTTATGGCGCAGCTTGCTAGTGAAAGAGCTGAAAAAGAAAAGTATAAGAACGCTTCAGATAAAGCCAGTTCAGAAGCAGCTAAGTACAAGAAAGAACTTCGCTCAAAGCAGACAGCAGAAGAACAGGAAGCGGAAGCAAAGGCGGAAGCTGAAAAGTTGCAGGCTGAAAAGTTTGAGAACATGAGTAAAGAGCTTAATCATATGAAAGCTGTCAATGCTTATCAGAAAGTTATAGGTGATGGAAAGGATATTGATTCTTTGATTGAGGCGGTTGCAGATGCAGACCATAGCCTTATAGCAACTGTAATTGCTAATGAAGTGCAAAGACAGGTTAAAGAAGCTAAGGCAGAATGGCTTAAATCAAGACCGGCTATTAATGCAGGCGGTGGAGAAGAAAGCACAGTAACACAGGAACAGTTTAACAAGATGAATTACCACGAAAGAGTGGAGTTCAAAAATAAGAATCCAGAACTTTATAAGAAGTTCACAGAGTAGAAAACGGAGGTAAATAAACTATGCCACAGACTAAGTTAGCAAATTTAGTAGACCCACAGGTAATGGCTGATATGGTATCAGCTAAGTTGCCAAAGAAGATTAAGTTCTCACCTATTGCAAGAGTTGACACAACACTTGTAGGCAGACCAGGTAGCACAATTGTTGTGCCAAAGTATGCTTATATTGGTGACGCAGAAGATGTAGCAGAAGGTGTTGCTATGGGTACAACAGTACTTACAACATCTACAACAGAAGCAAAGGTTAAGAAAGCAGGTAAAGCTGTAGAGCTTACAGATGAATCAGTATTATCTGGTTACGGCGACCCACTTGGCACAGCTATCAATCAGATTGCTATGTCAATCGCTGCAAAGGTTGATAATGACAGCTATGACGCACTTTGCACAGCACCTATTGATTACGACGGAACAGCAGCACCTATCAGCTATTCAGCAGTTGTAGCAGCTAATAGCAAATTTGATGATGAATCAGATTCATCACTTACAAAGATATTATTCATTAATCCGGCGCAGGAAGCCACATTGCTTAATGATGATGATTTCAAGAGCAATGACAAGTACCCACTTAATGTAATTATGAATGGCACTATCGGTTCTATTGCAGGAGCACAGGTTGTTAAGTCTAAGAAAGTTAAGCTGATTAAGTATGAGCTTGATGATGCAACAGGAACAATCAATGTTGTAGCTGACGCGACAAGCGAGGATTCAACTAATGTTCATCTTGACACAGCACTTGCACATACGCTTAAGCCAAAGGACAAAGAAATTAAGGTAGGTAGCAAGTTAAAGGCTGTTACAACAGAGTTCTACGCTTGCCCTATTGTTATCGTGTCAGCAGATGACCCTAACGAAGACGCAGGTGCAGATGGCGTGTCAGAGGAAGAGAACGCACTTACAATCTATATGAAGAGAAGCGTTGAGATTGAATCTGACAGAGACATTCTTGCAAAGACAACTGTTATATCTGGTGATGAGCATTACACAGCTGTTCTTAGCAATGATTCTAAAGTAGTTCTTGCCAAGTTCAAGGCGTAAAGGAGTGATTGTATGTTATTAAGACGACACAAAATCAACGCCGCAAAGCAGAGCGAAGAAGTAACAGCAGATAATGCAAGACAGGAAGCTGTTTATGGAGATGAGCTTAAATATGAGGAAGAGCAGGACAAGTTTCCTGTTCAACCTACAAGCGATTACACAAAGACAGCTATTAAGCGTATGCCAACAGCGGACTTACAGATACTTGCCTTAGAACAAGGCATTGAGAATGCAATGGAGCTTACAGGAGCAGAGCTTAAAGAACTGTTAATTGAGAAATTAGGATTATAGGAGATAGTTATGGAATACACCACATTAGAGCAGGTCAAAATCAGACTTAAACAATTTCATATTGATACAGTCACAAATGATGACGAAACTACATCTGATGTGGTAGTGTTCGATAGCAAAGAAGATAATCCGATAATCGAACAGCTTATTAAGCAAGCTACAGAAGATGTAAAGGCAAGAAGAAACTACCCAGACAGCTACACAGATGAAATGATAACCGAAGATTTAAAGAAATTTGAAAGTGTTATCGTTAATCTTGCGGTCTACGACCATTCACAAGCTGGTGAGAACTACATGGCGAGTATGAATGAGGGCGGTGTAAACAGAACTTGGAGAGACAGAGACAGCTTATTTGTTGGGGTATTTCCATTTGCTAAAGTGTTATAGAAGATTGTGCGTTAGCATTTTGCTGATGTCAGCAATATGTTAGCAGGCGGCACACATTAAGGGTGGTGGGCAGTGTGCCATTATTAATTATGAAAGGCGGTATATCAATGCCAATAGCAGTAATTATAAGCATAATTTCAGTTGCTTTTTCCGTCTTTTTCGGATTTTTCAGTTTATCATTCAACTCTAAGAATGATAAACGAAGTGACAGAGTAGAACTTGAAGAGCGTGTGAAAGAGAACACGCGAATAAATATGAAACTTGACGCAATATCCAACAATACAACGGAGATTAAGAACGAAGTCACAGAAATGCGGAAAGAGCTTAATTCTCACGATAGTAGGATAATTAAAGTTGAAGAAAGTGTTAAGTCGGCGCATCACAGAATTGATGGCATAGAGACAAGACTTAATGATGACAAGGAGGTGTAGATAATGGATATTATTCAGACATTAATTGCAAATATGACACTTATATTAGCAATTATCGGAGCTATTGCTTTTCTTGTATCTGTAATTACACAGGTAATCAAGAATATAAGCATATTCAATAAAGTACCTACGGACATAATTGTGTTCGTTTTATCTATCGGTATTACAGTTACGGCGTTTATCGCATATATGCAGTACATTCATATGACGATACTGTGGTATATGATACTTGCGGCTATTATGGCAGGCTTTATCGTTGCGTTTGTTGCAATGTTTGGCTGGGAGAAGTTATCCGATTTATGGAAGCGTTTCGGCAAGGATGTGAAGTAAATGCTTGATATTAATAAGCAGGATATGAAGTATTCGCTTCAAGGGCAAACTGTCACTATCTATGAAAGAGATGATGAGGGCAATATCCTTTATGAGGGATATACCGACACAGAGGGTAACTTCATTCCTTATCTTGATGATGAGGGAAATAAGATACCCAAAGTCCTTGAAGAAAAAACAGGTTTTTCAGAACCGGTTGATTTCAAAGCCAACATATCATTCAGCGGTGGAGAAGCACAGAGCAAAGAATATGGCTTTGATACCGCTGATTTTGACGCTATTTTACTGACAGATAGGAATACATTACCTATTCAAAAAGGCGACCTTATCTGGCTTGATAGCAAGCCTACATACACAGATGATAGTCTTATTGATGAAACATCAGCGGACTTCACGATTGTAGGTACGAAACCGGCATTGTGCTCAACTAAATATATGCTTAAAGCAGTTGTAAAGTAGGTGGTTTACATGGAGTATCAGACAGGCGGCTTTCCCGAAAGTGGCTCTTTATTCATACAAATAGACGATGAACAGCCAGAATTAACCGGCTCTATTCTTAAAAAGTCAATTGTAGGTACACAAGAGCCAATAATTGAAAGCATAAGACAAACTATTTTGCAAGCAGTTAAGGAGCGTATTTATGGCTAAGCATACAATTAATGTATCTCTATCAGAAAGTTCAATACAAGGGGCAATAAGACAGCTACAACTATATAAGCAAACATTACAGTACAAGTGTGAATTGCTTGTTGAACGACTAGCAGAATTAGGCGACAAAGCGGCAATTATGAGTGTTAATGAAAGCCCATTAGGTAGGACAGTAACATTGAGAGTTGACAGAAAGCCTATTCAAGATGGCTACCAAGCTATTTTGATTGCTAGCGGTAAAACTGTTGAAGTAGAAGATAGAGAACCATTTTACACGCTATTAGCGATTGAATTTGGTGCTGGTATTCATTATAACGCTATTGCCAATCCTAAAGCTGATGAGTTAGGACTAGGAGTTGGCACATACCCGGGACAGGTTCATGCTTGGCAAGACACATGGTGGTTCTGGGATGAACAAAGTGAAAGTTGGAAACCTACACACGGCGTTAAAGCCACAATGCCTATGTATAACGCCACAATGGAGATTATTAATCAGTATAAGCAGATAGCAAGAGAGGTGTTTAGTTAATGGCAAATGCAAATGATTGGGCGATAGACCTTGAAAATACAGTTACAGCACTTGTCAAGGCTAAAACCCTAACGCAATTAAAGAAAGCGTACCCAAAGATAGTTATAACAAATGAGGGAGAAAACAGCGGTCAAGTGGTATTCCCAACAGTATACATTCATTTACTGCCAGCAGTTGAACAAGGGCAAACGCTTGATGGACAGACAATTAATGCATTGTTAGCAACATTCCAAGTAGATGTTACCACTAACACAAGCAAGTCTGACTGTCGCAAGGTTATGGCGATAATTACAGATACGTTTAAGACAATGAGATTTCAAGGCAACGCAATGCCAGAGTTCTCAATCAGCAATAAAGTACATAAGAGTACCGCTAGATTCAAACGAATGATAGCGGCAAATGACAGATTAATGTAACGAAGAGCAGAAATGCTCTTATTTTTTTGCAAATTTTTAGGAGGTAGACAAGGCAATGGCAAGTACAAGTTATAAAGCTAGGGTTATCTACAAGGAGCATAGCGAAGATGGTTTTGCAGGCTCATACAAGTTAATGGTTGCGGCTAAGTCAATTTCAGCACCAGTATCAGCACCTAACACAGTTGAAAGTACAACATTTGAAGATGATTCACAGACATTCTTAATGGGTATCAAAACATCTGACGCTAAGACTTACACAGGAAACCTTGAAAAGGCTTATTTGCAGGACTTAATCAAAGCAGAGGGTAAGCAGTTAGATATTATTCAGTTATATGGTTCTGACGGATTAGGTGCGGTTGCTAAGTACGCATTTGTCGGGCAGGTAACAGCAACACCTAATGATGTTTCTGGTACTGATTCGGTACTTGAAATGACAGTAACAGCAGTTCCTAACACTTCACCTATCGAATGCACAGACAAGCTTCAAGTTGTCGAGGGCGCTGGTGGCACGTTCACAGTAACAAAGGTGGGGGAATAATAAGCCAATCGACTAAATCAAAGGCTGTGTCGATTGGTGGCACAAACGCCAAAACAGCCGACTACACATCATATCTTGATGATGTAACAGAATAATTATTTTAAAAGGTAGGTGCGGTGTAAAATCCGCACCTTTCCCTATATGGACGATAGGGTGGGAAAGGGTAAAAATTATGATGAATATTAATGTAAATGGAAAAGAATACAAAGTTGAGTTCTCATTCGGTGCGGCAGAATGCAAGGAGATAGTACAGAAGATGTTTAGTGTCGTAAATGGCTCTTACTTACTTGCACAGACAGATAAAAGCGTTGCACAGGCTTCCTTTGATGGATTAGCAAATATGACAGCAGATGTGCCGGAGATTTGTATATTAGCCATTTATGCAGGTTGTATTGATAATAACCCTGTAACAATGGATGAAGCAAAGGGACTCACCAGAGCATATATTACAGAAAAGAGAAAGACAGATAAGAGTTACGGATATAGAACATTGTTTGAAGAAATCAAGAAAGCGATGGAAGATGATGGTTTTTTCGAGCTGTCGGGAATAACAGCGATGTTAGAGGAAATGGCGAACAATGTGGAAGAAGCGACACAGGAACAGAAGAAGCCGACAGTAGTTCCACAAGACCACAAGAAAAAGCAGACTTCCACAAAAGAATCTGGGAAGAATACTTTGTCTTAGCCAGTTCACTAGGCGTTAGTTATTCGGACTTTTTAAAAATGACACCTACAAAATTATTACTATACGCAAAAGGTAAAAAGATTGATAGGCAAAATCGCGATTCAGAAATGTATAACTGGTTTTTGGTTTACGCAATTCCAGCTATTTCTTGCGGAATAGGTGCGGCATTTAATAAAGATGTACACATTGAATATCCTAAGCAAGCTATTTTATCAGAAAAAACAGAAGAAAGTGAAGAAGATACATACGATAAGGAGTTACAGCTGATGTTACTCAATGAGCAAAAATGGGCGGCACAGACTGAAAAGAAAGGACTACCGCCAACAATCCTATAAAAGGGGGCTAAGGCGTGGAATTAGATTCATTAGAAGTCAAAATTACCGGTACTGCCACTAAAGCTATTAATTCTGTTGATAAACTGATAAATCAGCTTACAAGGTTGTCAACATCACTTGCAACTGTGAATAGCTCTTCACTAAGTAGCCTTGCGAATGGTGTTAATCAGTTAGGTTCTGCTATGCAGAATATGAACGCAGGGACAGCAGATTTTACAAGACTTGCTAAGAATATCACAAAGATAGGTTCTGTTGATTCAGCCGCACTTGCTAACACAGCTACATCACTTGAAGCTGTCACGAAAGCAGTTGCAAGCATATCAGCCATACCACAGAACGCAACACAGGTTACAGAATTTGCAAAATCATTAGGTAAGCTAGGCAGTAAAAGTATTGAAAATGCCACAGTGAATATCCCTAAACTGGGTAATGCACTGAATGGCTTAATGACCACATTATCAAGAGCACCTAATGTAAGTAGTAATGTTATTGCTATGACTAACGCGTTGGCTAATTTGGCAAGCCAAGGTTCAAAGGTGGGTACTTCTTCTGCTTCACTACAAAAAACGCTGTATGGCGTTTCTACAAGTGCTAGGACAGCAACTAAAAGCAGTTGGAGCTTAGCAAGTGCGATAGGTAAGTTTTATGCAACTTATTTTATGGTAATTCGTGGCAGTAAGAAACTTATAGAAGCTATAAAATCAACAACAGATTACATTGAAGCGTTCAACTATCAAGCGGTAGCGTTCGGTAAAATCGGTTCAGAATGGGATAAGGATTACGAAAAGTACGGATATGATAATGCTACAGCATATGCAGAAAGTTTTCAAAACAGAGTAAATGATACTCTTGGAAAGTTATCTGGACTAAAAGTTAATGTTCAAGGTGGCTTGCTTGAAGAAAGTGGAGCAAAAAACTTAGGACTTAACATACAAGAGATAACGCAGTATGCTTCGCAGTTAGCTTCTGTCACTAATTCATTAGGACAGACTGGTGAAGCGACAACGGCTATAACAAAGTCAATGACAATGCTTGCAGGTGATATAAGCTCACTTTTTAATGTGGACTATTCAACAGTAGCACAGAACTTACAAAGCGGCTTAATCGGTCAATCAAGAGCATTGTATAAGTATGGTATTGATATTACCAATGCTACATTAGCGACATATGCTTATAACTTAGGCATTTCCAAGTCTGTATCAGAAATGACTCAGATGGAAAAACAGCAGTTAAGAGTATTGGCTATACTAGACCAATCAAAAGTATCGTGGGGTGATTTAGCTAATAAACGGAAGAAAGTTAATGATATAGCTTATCTTCCAAGTGTTGCATAAGAATAGAAATATCTTATGGCAATCGGGCAAAATCGGTAAAGGCTAAAGTTTTCAAAACAAACAATTTATGGTATAATATGAGTATGAATAAAACTTATATTATATATAAAGTAACTAATAAAATCAATGGTAAAATATACATCGGAAAGACTTATAATCTTGAAAAAAGAAAGAAACAGCACATTGACGATATAAACAATGGCTTGCCTTTTCACAATGCATTAAAGAAGTACGGTATTGATAACTTTGAATGGGAAATAGTTGATAAAGCAGATAGTGATTCTGAAATCAGAGAAAAAGAAATACAATGGATTAAGAAAAGCAATTCTTGTATATCATTCCCAAACTCAAACGGATATAATATCACACTTGGTGGCGAGGGTGGAATATCTTGGAATTCAAAGCCTGTTCTTCAATATGACCTTAATGGGAATTACATTGACGAGTATATAAGCTCATCACATGCAAGCGTTGTAACAGGTTTACAAAGACATGATATATCTAATTGTGCAAAAGGCATAGTAAACCGTTCAGGTGAATATATGTGGCGTTATAAAGTTGGTGAAAATATCCCTAAAAAGATTGCTTCTTATTCAAAGAAAGCAAGTGCAAGGAAGCGTGCTGTAATGCAACTTGATAAAGAGGGGTTTGTTCTTAACATTTTTGATTCATTAACACAAGCAAGTCAAGAAACATCAACATCAAGAACAAGCATATCTTTTTGCCTAAGTGGTAAAAATGGAACGGCAAACAATTATGTATGGATATATGCTGATGAATATAATCCAAGCAAAGATTATAAGTATAATGGCATAAAAGAGGGAAAAGGTATTTACCAACTTGATGACGATAGAAAAATCGTGAACCACTTTAATAATTGCACAGAAGCGGCTAGATATATGAATGAACCCGACAAAGTGCATAAACAGATTCACAAGGCTATCAAGACAGGGAATAAATGCAGAGGGTTTTATTGGGTTAAAGTTGAAAACTATGCTAATACCGAGATAACTTAATAGATTACGAACAGGCTATTAAGTATCGTAACGAGTAGGAATTGAATAAATATAATATTCCCAAGAGTGTCCGACACTACTGTATATAGGACAGTATGAGGTGGAAGTGGCTACCACCAAACCAAACGTAAAAACGTGGGTGATAATGTACTCTGAACTTATAGGAAACTATAAGAAGTATAGGATAAAGAGCCTATACGATAACAAGTTGACAATTAATTCCCCAAGTAATATGTTACGCCAGTTCAGCAACAATATGAAAGAAGTCGGAATGGTGGCAGGACAGCTGTTTATCCCAATTCTTTCAAAGGTTATGCCAGTTGTAAACGGCGTTACTATTGCAATCAAAAGATTATTAGTCAATCTTGCTTCTTTAATGGGCGTAAAGATTGACTTTGAGAGCTTCGGACAAAGTGGCTATAAAGACACATCAGATGGCTTAGAAGATATTTCAGATGGCTATCAAGATGTAGCGGATTCAGCAAAAAAAGCTACATTATCCCTTATGGGATTTGATGAAATAAATAAATTACAGGACGATACAAGCTCAAGCAAGGGTTCAAGCGGTGGTGGCGGTAGTAGTATTGACTTAACAGATGATATTACTAAGGCGGCGGCTGATTATGAAGCGGCTTGGAATAAAGCATTTGCCAATATGGAAAATTCGGCTATTGCGTGGGCTGATAAGATAGAGAAAGCACTTGAACCTGTTAGGAAGATATTTAAAGACTTTGCAATCGGGGATTTTTATGCAGCAGGACAAGATACATCTAACCTTGTGGCAGGAATTTTTAATTGGTTTGCAAAGGCTATAGATGATGTTCCTTGGTTTAAAATCGGACATAATATAGGAGAGTATTTAGCTGGACTTAATTGGCTTGAAATATTTTCAAGCCTTGGCAATGTGTTATGGCAAGCCATTAAGGCAGCTATCGAATTATGGAGTGGTTCATTTACGGCAGCGCCAATTGAAACAACCTTAATAACGGCTATAGCGGCATTGAAATTTACAGGCTTAGGAAGTGTTTTAAAAAAGAAACTTGTTACAGTAATAGGAACAAGTATTAAAGGTGCTTTAAAATCATTCGGAACAGGCAGTATAATATCAGGAATAGGTGGATTACTTACAACAGATATAGGCACTATTATAGGAGCAGGAACAGCAACAGAAATAGGCTTAACTATAGGTGCTGGAATAGTAGGTGGAATAGTAGCCGCTATTGCTGGATTTAATTTAGGCAATTGGCTCAATGAAAAATTAACAGGCGAGAAAATAGATATGTCAATGTTTGACCAATTAGCATATCTTATAAAAGCACCATTTGAAGATTTACCTAGCTTTATTGACGGAGTGATAGAAACTATCACATTCGGGCATAAAGATGATATAGCAAATTGGTGGACTACAAGTGTTGCACCGTGGTTTACTAAGGAGAAATGGGGAGAACTTGGAGACAACATAAAAACATCTTTAAGCGAAAAATGGAATAGCTTTTCAAACTGGTGGGGCAATACAGCTATTGTAGGTTGGTGGAATAATAATGTTGCGCCATGGTTCGAAAAAAGAACATGGGTTGACGCTGTTGACGGAATGAAATTAGGAATACAAGAAAAATGGGATTCAATCGTTGATTGGTGGAACAGCCTTGCAATTGTTTCTTGGTGGAGCAATGATGTGAGACCGTGGTTTACTAAGGAGAAATGGGAAAACTTGGCTGATGGAATTAAAAAAGGTATTCAAGGGAAGTGGGATGATGTTGTGGATTGGTGGGATAGCAAGCCATCACTTCAGCGCATTTCTGTGGCTATCGAAGATTTTAAAACCAAAATACAGAACGCTTGGAACAGCTTTAAGCAGTGGTGGAATGATTTAGGACTTGAATTTCCACACATTGATACACCACACTTTAAAATTGACGGAGAATTTAGTCTTGCACCGCCTAAAGTGCCAAAAGTCAGTATTGATTGGTATGCAAACGGCGGATTCCCAAACAAAGGACAATTGTTCGTTGCAAATGAAGTAGGTCCTGAAATGGTTGGTACTATGGATGGAAGAACGGCGGTAGCTAACCAACAGGAAATTACACAAGGTATTGCTAATGCGGTTTATCCGGCAGTTTACAATGCTGTTAGGGCGGCTATGGCAGAAAGTAGCAATAATATCAATGTAACGCTACAAGGCGACGCAGATAAGCTATTTACAATGGTACAAGATAAAGCTAACAGCTATACAAATATGACAGGTCAAGCAGCCTTTCCGTATTGATAAGATAAAAGTATTGTGCTATTCTTTTGCTATATATAAAAAGCAAAGGGGTAACACAATATGACAGAAAAGAAAGCAAAGAAAAAAGACAGTAAACTAAGCATAGCGGCGGCAATCACAGCACTATTTATATTCACAATCCCAATAGGTTTTATATTGGCTATTGTGGATTTAATTAAAAGTAAAGGCGACAAGTCACAAAGGCACTTAGGCTCTTACTTTGCAATAGTATCGTTTGTACTATTTCTGATAGTCGCTTTTAGTAACGGAAGTGGTAACAGCAGTAACAATGCCAATGCTACGAAACAAACCATTGCAACACAGCAAGATACAGATATAGCAAGATATGGCGATACAACACTTAAGTACCTTAAACACGAAGTAATTACAGATAGCAATGACAGAGAAGTTCTTGTTGTTTATTTTGACTTTGCAAACAATTCAGAAGATAACACGGCTTTTGCATATAATTATGATGTTACATGTTTTCAGAACGGCAAAGAACTCGACTATCCGTTAGTTAGTTTTGACATTGACGAATACAATAATATTGCAAGAGAATTACAGACAGGTACAAATATTACAGTTGCAAGGATATATATACTAGAAGATAAAAGTAATGTTGATTTAGAAGTAACGCCATTGGGAGATGATAAAAAACTTATAAAATTAACATTAGAATTACAGTAGAGGAAATATGTATGTCAGTGAAAAAAGAACTAAACGAAATGCTAGAAGCAATAGGAGTGAAGAAGAAACAGCAACCACAAATTCAACGCCCACTAAGTCCTAACTTTAAAGGAGTGTACAGAGCGACGGAAAACGGATTGATTGAAGTATATTGTCCAAGATGTAGCAGTTGGGATTGTTCTCACACGCAGATTACAACAACTGTACCGCAGAAATCCAAAACAAGATATTCTGTTAATCTAAATCCTTTAAGACCGTTTACATTGGTTAATAAGAAAGAGAAGATTAAGCAACAAGGCGGAACTTATTCACAGCATAGATTTGTATGTAACAGATGTGGGTTGATTTTTTGGTAATATATGGTTTAAATGGAGCGTACCCACTTGTGGGGATGATTTGAGACAGATGTTTCGTGCCAAGCGGTTGACGCGATTGATTTGCAGAAAATGTCATACACACAAGTGTGCATGAATGTTTCGTAAGATTTTCCCAAGAAGTTGGGAATTTTGCAGGAAATTGCAAAACATTTTATAGCTTTCGCCACTTGTGGCGACGATTTCTTGTAAAGCTAGGAGAGTTATCGCAGAAAGTTGCGACGATTTCCCCAAGAAGCTGGGGAAAACAAAATCAGTAGAGCCAAAATCTTAGCTATATTAAATACTTAAAGCAATTAAAAAGGCTGTCAGCCCGACAACTGACAGCCAAAAGTCACAATACCGCTTAAACAAGCAGCACAGATATTATATAACACTAATTGAATTAATGCAATAGAAATATTAAGGAATGTATCAGAAATGGTGCATTCCTTTTTTAATGCCTTGAAAGGGGTGGTTTGATTGATTGACGCAGTTGTGATAGAGGGGGTTAGATTCCCAGTAGCATATAACGGCTACACATACAGCAGAAACAAGATATGGTCTAAAAACACAGGAAGAAACGATTATGGAGAAATGGTTGGCACAATCGTGGATATCAAAGACAAAGTAGAGCTTCAATTACCGCCATTAACAGGTGAACAGGCACTATTGCTTGATAATGTAGTAAGCGACATAGATAACCCATTCCCAACGGCACAAGTCTTATTCTTAGGTGGCACGCAAAAGGAAATGACAATATATACAGGAGATGTGACATATCCGTATCTTACAAGGGCAAAAAATGAGGACGGACTTATAGTCGGAGCAAAATTAAGTTTAATTCAGAAATAAAGGAGAGTTCCACATGAAACTTAAAACAAGTGAGTTAATAGACAGATTTCAGAGTTTGAGCAACATATCACATGACAAGACTACAGGCAGAATTGCTATGGCTGTTATGTGTAATATCAAGGCGTTAGAAGAATTATATAAGGCAACATTACAGACTATAGAAGATACTAAGGTTAAGTATGCAGATAAGGACGACAGTGGCAATCCAGTTATCAACGATAATCAGTATCAGGTTACATCAGAGAACTTAAAGAAGTTACAGGAAGAATTGCAGGAAATCAATGAGCAAGAGATTGAAGTGCCTGACATGACAATGCTTCCTATGGACGCATTCGATAAATGCGAAGAAATTACACCAGCTAAATTATACTCAATCGAGTTTATGATATCACATTAATTAATCAATAAAGGCGGTGTAGAATGAAGATATTAGACACAGCTATGACAGAGATTGTTAAGGGAAATAATGCAAGGTACTATTCTAAGTATGTTGTTGACGGAAAAGAGCATACTGAAACGCTTAACAATTTCAAGTTTCAAAACATAATAAATCCCAATAACGAAATTACGATAGGTAACACTTGCAGTAGCGGTGTTACCTTTTCTGTTTATATGCCACAAGTAAGTCTTGAAAACAAAGAGGTTACTATATATGAGGGCGTAAAAGTTAGTAATGAGATTAAGTATATTAAATTAGGAATATTTACAGTTACTAAGCAGACAAGTGACGGAGAATACACAAGCTATGAAGCATACGACAGAATGTATAAGGCTGACATGCCTTATTTCTCGGATATGGCATTTCCTAGCACAGATAAAGCTATTCTTAATGAGATATGTGGCAAGTTAGGCATATCTTTAGCAACAAATATAGCCACAGCACATACTATCAACGACAAGCCACAAGGATATACCTACAGAGAAATTATCGGCTATATGGCTATGTTACAAGGCTGTAACGCGGTAATTAATGCTGACGGAAACCTTGAATTAAGGTGGTATAAAGATAGCGGATATGTACTTGACGGACATAAGTATTATCAACAGGGCGTTACATTCACAACGAGTAAAGATTTTATCATACAAAAACTGACATGCAACAATACGAAGTCAGGCGATAAGGAAACTAGTACGATTACCAGTGGTGACGGAGCGACAGGACTTAGCTTTGCTAATCCATTTATGACACAAGCAATCCTTGATGAAGTCTACAAAAAGATAGGCGGTTTTCAGTTCAGACCACTTACAGTTAAGTTTGTCGGTGACTACCGACTAGAAGTTGGTGACATTATAACTGTCAACAAAGGTGGCGTTGATTACAAAGTGCCTGTAATGCAGATTACGCACGAATGTGACGGCGGCTTAATGGACACAGTTACATCTATCGGACAATCTGACACGGAGAATACAAGCGTTGCTTCTGGACCTATTACTAAGCAGATGGAACGGTACTATGCCGACTTGATAACCGTTAATAAGGCACTAATTAATAAGTTAGATGTAGATACAGCCAAGATTACCTATGCAACAATAACCAATCTTAATGCAACTAACGCAAGCATTGATAATCTTAAAACAAATAAACTAGATGCAACATATGCAGATATCATCAATGCTAATGTGGAAAGCCTTAAGGCGGCTAATGCAGAGATAATCAAACTTAAAGCTAATTCATTAACAGCAGATATAGCAGATTTAAAATATGCACAAATTGATTTTGCTAATGTCAAAGGTCAAGTAGTAGGAACTTCTCTTATTAAAGACGGAGCAGTAACTAATGAGAAAGTACAAAGCCTATCCGCTAACAAGCTGACAGCAGGTACTATTGACGCAAGCAAGATTACAGTTACTAATCTTAACGCTGATAATATCACAGTAGGCACAATTAACGGAAAACGTATTGGAACAGGTTCGTTATCTTTGGATAAACTGTCAGAAGAAGTACCTACTAAAGAATATTTAGACAAAGTACAAGAAGAATTACAAGGTCAGATTGACGGCAATATTGAGACATTCACAAAGACAGAAATACCTACCCTTAATAATGAGCCAGCTATTAACTGGAAAGATAACGCAACGAAAAACAAGCATATAGGCGATATATGCTATGTTGTCAACCCTGCTTCAAGTGCAGACGGATACTCATACAGATTTGCCAACACCGGCACAGAGCAAGCACCTGTATATGAGTGGGTACTGATTAAGGATAGTGATGTTACTAAGGCATTGCAAGACATTATTAACATCAATGGCGAGATTTCCGGCATTAAAAAGTTTGATGTTGAAATCAGCTCATGGAAAACTAATACAGACAGTGAATTATCAAGCCTTAAGACACGAACAACCAGCCTTGAAACTGATATGGGTAACAAGGTTGATACTACGACATTTAATGAGGTTAAACAGACTGTTGATGAAAATAGTTCTACTATAACCAAAATGTCCGAAACACTTAGCAAAAAAGCTGATAGTAGTACAGTTACTGCATTGAATAATACGGTTAATAGCATTAAACAGACAACAGACATTAACACATCAAGCATATCAAGTCTTACAACTGTAGTTGAGAAAAAAGCTAACCAGGATGAAGTTACAAGCATATCTAATAAGCTGACAACTGTTGAGCAGAATCTAAATGGGCTAAAGGTTGATGTTACAAATCAATACCAATATATTGATAATCAGCTCAATGGTAATCATAAGATATATGAGATTGCACATGTGCCAACTAAAGATAATTACCCAGCTAATGAATGGAGCATACAAGTATATCCAAGTGATGATATGTACCCTAGTGATAGCACATGGGAGTACACAGAAGACGAGTATGAGAAGTATGTTGGAACTATTGCATATTGGAAAGACCAGCAAAGGGCATGGAGATTTATTCGGAAGTCTAATGGAACGCATGATTGGGTTGAAATTAGTGCTACAGAAACAACATATCTTCTTAATCAGAACGCTTCATTAAGAATTGATGTGAGCAATATAAGTACAAGTCTATCTTCTCTTACAAATAATGTTCAGAACAACTACAGTACAACAACGCAGATGAACAATGCTATTACACAAGCTATCACAGCAGAAAGCAACAGCATTAAGTTAGAAGTGTCTGGTACTTATGCAACTAAAAAGAGCCTTGAAGGTTATGCTACATCAGCAAGTCTTGACCTTTATATCAAGAAAGACCCGACAAGCGGAGAACTCAAATCTGCCATAGAAGCGATTGCAGACGATATAACGCTTAATGCAAGTGGAACAATTAATATTAGCGGTAATAAGTCTGTTAATATCAATGGTAATCTGTTCACGCTTACATCTACTAATACTACTATTTCAGCAGACGGAACTATAAGATGTGATAACCTGATATCGAGCAATGCGAAAATAACAGGTGGAAGCATAAATATAAACACAAGCGGAAAAAATAGCTCTTACATGACTTTAAATTATGATAACTACGCTGGTAGATATAGTCCTTATGCGACCGAACATACTGATGGAACATACAGTACAGCTTTGGGGGCTCAAACCTTAAGCTTTTTCCTGACTAATGGTAAGGGACTTGCTACATATGATTACAATGGTGTATATCTAACACATGATGACTACAACACAAGCTTAACTAAAGATTTGCGTCTGAATGATGGAGATTGTTATGTGTATGGATATTATTATATAAGCTCTGGTGGAGCATGGGTTGAATTATCAGAATGGATTAAACAAAAATTAGGTATATAAATCCGCACAGCGGTAGAAAGGAAAACAATATGTTAAGTATAACAAAGACAACAAACTTAAGCGGAACATCTGTAATTAACGGTCAATCAGCTATGACAATGTATGCGGCTATTCCAGAAACTGGTTCATTGACAATTAGTCAGACAATCACTAACAAGGAATTATACCTTGCAAATCAGACACAATGTGATAATGATTATGAGAATTTCAAATTGGAAGTCAATAAGCTGTTAAAGAGTGAACAGCAGACAGTTGATTTGAATACAGAAGATACAATAACAGAGTAAATCATCAGAGAGTGTGGGTTTAAGCCTGCACTCTTATTTTTTAGGAGGCAAATTATGAGCTTAACTGGATTTCTTTCGTACAGCCGTGTAAACTGGCAACAATCGCCAAGCAAAAGCACTCCCTGGAATGCGACAAACCTTAATATTATGGACGCAGGTATCAAGAATAACAATGATATGATTAGTAATATTCGTAACGAGATTACACAATTAAACAGCAATATTGACGTTAAAAACTCTTTTTGCAAAAATGTTGCAAGTGTAGATGGTACTCTTGAAGGTTATGGCTATAATTATTGCTATTATAATAAATCTACCAAAACAGGGATTTTATACTATGCCTCCAAAATTGAAACACAAGATTCTACACAGAATAATTTTACAGGATATTATGACATAGAAACAGTTCTTGAAAATATGGGTATTAGCTTTAGTAAAGTATTGGAAAGTAATTATACTCCATACGATCCCACAGGTGTAGTTCGAGCAAAGTTGATAGGCTATGGAACAACATTATTATATAGTTCTACAAGTCAGCATTATTCCTTTGCAAGATACTATACGAAAGATGGAAAGAAAGGAGCATGGGCAACAAGCGAATTCCAAAAGGGTGATTATATTACAGGTTCGCTTATATTTAGTTAAGTTTCAGAGACTGCTTTAGTAATTACACCATCGTATTTAATATTATTGCTGTTTAGTTGTAGAATGAAAATAAGACATAAGGATTGACAAAAATTACAGAAGAAGATGCAAGGCATTTTCTTATCAAGCATAACGAACTGCAAGAAGCAATTTGCAAGGTTGGCAGTGCCGCATAACATTAACAATATAATATTCGCAATCAAGCACCTTAGTGGAAACACTGGGGTGCTTTTTTGATACACATTTTTCTAAATTTAGGAGGTAATTTATGAGTAAATTATTCGGAATTGACACATCAAGATGGCAGGGAGGTTTTGATTTTCAGAGAGCAAAAGATAATGAGGGTGTAGACTTTGCCATTATCAAGGCAGGCGGTGCTGATGATGGTTTATATGAAGATAGAGAGTTTGAGAACAGCTATAATAAGTTGAAAAGCGCAGACATCCACAAGGGAGCATATTTCTTCGGTAACGCATTAAGCAATGACGAAGCTGTAAATGAAGCCCGATATTTCGCACAGCTTTTAGCAGGCAAATCATTTTGCTATCCAGTGTTCTATGATGTTGAAGCAAGCATGGTTACTGGCAACGACCTTACAGACATTATTATGGCGTTTCTTGATGAAATGAGAAATGCAGGATATAAGAATGTCGGTGTATACTCATATGAGAACTGCATTAACAATTATGTAGATATTTTGAGAGTAAAAGAAGCTGGTTATGCCGTTTGGGTAGCAAAGTATTCAGATGCAGAACCTAGAATTGCCGTTGATTATGATATGTGGCAGTTTGGTGGAAGCGTTAATTATCTTAGAGACACACAGATTAACGGACAGACAGTGGACCAGAACTATTGTTACACTGATTATTGCACAGACCATGTAGTTGAAGACATCACAGTGCCAGACTATGAGCCAGTGCCAGATACTAAGTATCATAAAGGCGATACAGTTAAGGTTATTAACGCTATCCAGTACGATAATGGCGAGCCATTTAGCACTTACTATGATAAGTACAGTGTCTTATCGGCTAGTGGCAGAAGAGTTGTTATCGGGGTTGACGGCGTAACTACTGCTGCTATTGACGAGGATAACATCAGCCTTGTTAAGTGCATTTATGATAATGACAATGATGTCAACACAGATACAGTAAACCGCGGCAACAGCAAAAAAGTCAGAGTGCTTGATAACATTGATTATGACGGCAACAGATTTAGTGTGTACTATGATGAATATGATGTAATTGAAGAGGACGGAGACAGAATTGTTATAGGTATCGGCACAACAATCACAGCCGCTGTCAATATTGCTAATCTTGAATTTGTCGGCGGAGGAAGTTCTGATGATGCACCTACAGATATCCCATTCAGTGAAGATATTGAAGAGGGTAGCACAGTGAGATTTGTCGGCGATACTGATTATGATGGCACACCTATTAAGGCTTGGTATGACGAGTATACAGTATCAGAAAGAAGTGGAGACAGGGTTGTGCTTGTGCATGACGGAGAACTGTTTGCTGCAGTCAATATAGCCGATTGTGAATTAGTCTAACCTTAATAAAAATACCGGGAGTGTAATGCTCCCGGTAATATTTTAATTATTCAAATCTATCATAACAGCTATAACAGCAGGAATGGTTGTTATGGTTCCGTTTGTTTTCTTAAATTCCATACCACCCTCAAGAAGTGTTCCATACATTGTCACATTATCGCCAACAAGCAAATTATAATCAAAATCGTCTCTATAATATGTCAAAACAACAGTATCATCATTATTGCCATTAACAGCTAAATAATAGCAAGCAATATATTCACTGGATTCTTCACCAGTATGCGTATTTCCGTCTTTATCTTCGACCTCCCCATCATATTTTAATTCTGCTACAATATTGCCTGTCAACTTGAATTCTTTATCAATATACTTATTAGGTGTACGCTTGAGCATTTCAACAGTTATATCATCAGGATATATACTCTTGTCTCTTGATAATAATGTTTCTTGTTCTGTCTGGACTTCACTGGTACTTTCAGCATTACTATCAGAAGCACCATTCTGACACGCTACAAGGCTTAATAAGCACATAACAAGCATAATACTTACAATTTTCTTTTTCATAGGCAAATCCCCTTTAAATTTAATTTTACTAATCATATCACAATATGCATAATTTGTCGAATATTGTCGAAATTTGCGATATCTTTAAGTTGATTTTTATATTATAAGTATTTATAATAATAATTGTCCGAGAGATTCGGACGAAATCTTCAAGTTTTGGCTAGGTGGCACTGTTTGATTGGCGTTGGCAGTGTCACTGCTGAAAACTGTTAATCTACTGGGGGTAGGTTGACATGTAAGAACAGATGTTCTATAATAACACCATCGCTACCAGTGTTATATCGTGCAATAAGGGGGATATAGGAAGAATGAGGAATACAGGCAAAAGATTATCGGATTAATAGAAAAAATAGAGCGTACAGACATATTAGAATATCTGTACGCCTTCACAAAGAAATTAATTGAGAAGTGGGGGTAAAACCCTACTTCTTATTTTCGCTGGAAATCATGGACTCAATCATATTAAGAACAATCTTCTTATCTCTTTCGTCTAGCATAGAAAACTTATCAATCAATTCAAAATCTTTATCTCCCTGCTTGACATCAAAAGTCTTACGCTGTTCAACATCAAATCCCATTAGCCATAAAGGTTCTACATTCAACACTTTCCCTATTTTACCGCTACTAATATTAGATGGAGCGTGTGAGCCATTAAGATATTGACTTATTGATGACTTACTAATTCCTGTCTTATCAGCTAATTCTTGTGGTTTCATACCACATTCATCAAGTGCTTTTCTCAACCTTTTTGCTGTGACTTCGCATTTCATATGTATATTCTCCTTTCTTTTGTGATAACTGTATTTTAACACAACGCTGTTAAACTTTCAACAAAAAAGTTAAATAAAATTAAACTTTCGTGTTGACATATAAGTTAAATGGTGTTAAACTAAACTCATCTTGAGGAAAGGGGGTCAGATATATGCCATATACATATAACAAGTTAAAAGGGCGTATAGTTGAAGTGTTTGGTAGCCAGAGTGCTTTTGCTAGTAAACTTGGCATTTCTATGGTTTCGGTATCAAGAAAACTTAATTGCAAGACAGAGTTTTCACAGCATGATATTGAAGAATGGAGTAGGCTGCTTAATATTCAGTTATCAGAATATGGCGATTATTTTTTTGCTTAAAAAGTTAAACAGCGTTAAACTTTAGAAAGGAGATGAAAAAATGAAAAAACCGTCTGTTTCAGATGTTGCATTAGTGCTATCAATATTTGTTTTGCTGTTTCAGATTTTTTGCCATTTTATTTTACCAAAGTTTTGACAAAATCAATTATTTCTGAATGATGTACAGCAAATTCCATTAAAGCACAGATGATAGAAACAATCACAGAAATCCAGCCTTTAACGTCAGCTTTACTTGATGTTTTTAACGCAACATCAGCTTGTGTTTTAGAACTTTCAGCAATTTCCTTTGCTGAATCGGCTTGGGATTTAGCAGATTGAGCCATACTGTGAAGTTCCTCGCTTGTCTTTTCGAGATAAGCAGACTGACTTTCTAAAAGCTCAATCGGAGATTTACCTTTTTCATATGTAGGTATTTCAATATTAGGTTTTGGTGGTTGCGGGAATAAGTTGTCCATATTTGGATATACAGGTTCGTATCGCATAAAAATCTCCTTAGTTTTTTAAGGAATTATATCACAGAAAGGAAGTGAATTAAATGAGCGAAAAGGAAAAGGAAGTAGTTGAGAAGTTAAAAGAAGCAATTCCTAAGATGTCAGATTTTGACAAGTGTTATATTCTTGGCAAAGTCGAGAATATGGCAGAAAAAAGTGATAAGGAATGTAACAACGATAGAAAGGAGTAACGAGTGGAAAGAGAACTGAAAGAATTAATTCAGATTGAAAAGAAAAGAAATTCCTTGCTTGAAGAAATCAATCGGTCATTGAAGAAACTTGCAAGCAAGGAAGATAAAGAGTATCAGAGCAAAGTTGGCAAATCGGCTTTTAATCTTGATTGAGCCAGTTATGGTAATGTTCCAGCATTTCCATAATGCCAATTTCCACCCACGCACGACGAATGAACTCGTATTCTTCAGCAGTGTCAGTAAAGTTTTGCTTTTCAGTAGCAGACATTACCTTCTGATGAATTGAAGAATGAATTTCATTGCCATTAGAGTTTACAAAAGCTTTGAAATCTTCAAAATTTTTCACAATCTCACCTCTTTTCAATATTAAAGATAAGAGGATTATAGCACAAAGTACAAACAGATTAGAATTTTTGATATTGATGCAATAGAAAAGTGATGGTAGCGGTAAATAGTTGCAAACTTTTATTCAAACATCATTAGTTCTTTTTGACAGGGATAGCGTCCTGTTCGTATCAAGTGTGAATTACCTACCGATTGGCAGTTTTGTCTTTAGCATATTTGTTTAATTCTATTGATATAGAAATAAAAGTATATAGGGTGCAGAAGTCTAAACCATAGAAGTATGAGCCGACCACTGATATACACAATGCTATGACAGTATCCATACAATCTCCTTTCGGAAAGTGTCTACCATCACTTCTCTATTGTATCAATAAATATAAAGTTCTACAAGTTACAGCAGATAGGAATGAGCAGAATCGCTTAAATGCACCTTAAAAGGTCAAAATATATCACACACAAATACAAAAGGAAAGGAATGCGTTTATGGAGCTACAGATTTTTAGCAATTCAGAGTTTGGAGAAATTCGAACTATTACTAAAGATGATGAACCTATGTTTTGCTTGGCTGATGTATGCAAGGCATTGGAAATATCAAATGTAGGAAATGTTAAGCAGAGGTTATCTGAAAAGGGTATCCATACTGCGGACACCCTTACAAAAGGTGGAATGCAGAAAATGACATTTATTAGTGAAGCTAATCTTTACAAGACAATCTTTCAGAGCCGTAAAGAAAGTGCAGAGAGATTTACTGACTGGGTAACATCAGAAGTACTTCCGTCAATCAGAAAAACAGGAAGTTACAGTAAGCCTTTGACAACATCTGAACAGATTAGATTATTGGCACAGGGCAACACAGAACTCACAGAGAGAGTTGATAAGGTTGAAGATAAGATAATCAGTATCGAAGAAGAGACTCCGCTTTACGGCTGTGAGATTGAAGAAGTGCAGAAACATGTTAGAAAGAAAGGAATTGAAGTACTTGGCGGAAAGGACAGCAATGCGTACAAAGACGGTGGTATTCGCGGTTCAGTATATTCTGATATATACAAGCAGTTAAAACGCGAATTCGGGTGCGTGGCGACATACAAGAGTATCAAAAGAAAATACTTGGCTGATGTACATGAATTCATCGACACCTATTTGTTGCCAATAGCACTTGCCGAGGTGGTACATGATACAAACATGTAGGAGAAGATATGAAAGAAAAGATAATTAACATATCCGCAACACTGGCAGGAATCAGCCTTATAGCGTTGATTCTAAGACCAGTACAACCGCAAGCTAAGATTAATCAGCAGAGTGCAGTGTTAAGTGAATGCTACAACTCACATGTTGATTATAAGGTTGAAACTGGAGAGATAAGTGTTGATGAATATGAGTTGTCACTTATGGCACATTTACTGATGGGTGAATGCGGAGCGACATGCAACGATGATGAAATGCTATATCTTGCAGGAGCTGTTGTTTTGAATCGGGTACAAAGTGAGTATTTCCCTAACAGCATTGAAGAAGTTATCTATCAGCCAGGACAATATCAATGTACAGAACTTATAAACAGTGGATTCTATAAAGAGCCAACAGAAAGGTGCTGGAGAATAGCAGAAGAATTATTAATAAGCGGATATGACATACCTAGTAATGTGTTGTATCAAGCTGAATTTAAACAAGGTAGCGGCGTTTATAAGAAAGTGCAGAACATGTACTTTTGCTACAAGTAAGGAGTGTTTATGGAAGCAAGGATAAGAGAAGAAATGTTCAACTTGGGTATTCTATCCAATAAAAGAGGTTACATCTACATAATCGAAGCTGTTAAACGCTTTAATTCTTCTATAACAATGGAAGAAATTTACAATAACATTGCTAGTACAGTAGGCAAGTCAAGATGTGCTGTTGAAAGGTCAATTAGAACAGCGATTAAAACGGCTGACCATGATTTATCGGCATGGAAGAATTATGACTGCCTTACAACAAGAGGATTTATTGCAGCAATGTATTACAGATGTAAGGAGAGTGCCAATGAGTAACATAAAAAGAATTATTAAGCTGAACAGAAACAGGCAGAGAGCTATAAGGGAAAAGGATTTCAGAAAGTTCTATACTTTCAGTTGCAAAATCCATCTGATTGAAAAAATGGATAAAGTACCAATAGGAAGTTACATATTAAAGTAAGGAGAGAAAGAAATGGAAAATGCAATTAATAACAACAATATCACATTAATAGGAGTAGTCGAGAAAGAAGCAGAATACTCACATGAAGTATTCGGCGAGGGATACTACATATTCATGATTAAGTGTTTAAGAACAAGTGGTAATGAAGATGCGCTGCCAGTGATGATATCAGATAGACTTACTGATATTAGAGAAATCAAAGTAGGACAGGCTGTCGCGGTTTTAGGGCAGATAAGAAGCTTCAATAAGCATACTGACAATATGAAGAGCAAGCTGATTTTAACAGTTTTCGCAAGAGAATTTGAAGTGCTGACACATGATTCAGAAGAATTACCATTTGAAGATAATACCAATATGGTTATACTTGACGCTTATATCTGTAAGCCGCCTATATACAGATGTACTCCAAAGGGCAGAGAGATTGCAGATATCTTAGTAGCGGTAAACAGACCATATAGCAAGTCAGATTACATACCATGTATAGCATGGGGAAGAAATGCAAGATTTGTAGGCGGACTTGAAACAGGGGAGCATATCCAGATTCAGGGTAGATTCCAGAGCAGGGAATACGCTAAGAAGATAAGCGACAATGAAGTTGAAACAAGAACTGCTTATGAAGTATCGGTGAGCAAGATTGATTATGCAGAGGAGGGTGAAGCTGATGTGTAGTGATATTACAGTTAGAGAGTTAGCAAGTATGGCTCTTGATGAATATGCGATGTGCCAGATATGGACACCGCAACACGGAACAGTATTTAACGGTTCGTTTGAAGAAGCTAAGTATTCAGCCTATGCGGATAGGGAAATTGATAACTTCCAAGTTGAAGATGGCGTATTTGTTATGAATATTTAATAAGGAAAGGATATTGTTTATGAAAACATTTTTAAAAAAAGCGGTTTTAGAGAATTTTATGTGTTACGCAAGCAGAACATTTGATTTTTACGACATAACAAAGATTATGGCTGAGAATGGCGTAGGTAAATCAACTATTGCCACAGCGTATCTGTGGTGCTTGTTTAACTGTGATTATGAGTTAAAGGATAATCCGGTTGTCAGACGAGAGATTGACGGAAAATCTGTTGATGATATGGATACAAGTGTTGAACTTACACTTGATGTTGATGGAAAAGAAATAACTATGAAGAAAGTACAGAAACGTACTTATAGCAAGGATGGCAGCAGTTACAAGGATGATAACGCATACTTTGTCAATGACGTTCGTAAGAATTTAAAGGACTTCAACGCATATCTTGACATTGATATGAATGTGTTTAAGATGTGCAGCAACATCAATGCATTTCTAAATCAGAAGCCGGCTGAAATGAGGGAATATCTGTTCAGTCTTGTTGAGAATGTAACAGACCTTGATATAGCACGTTCTAAGGCTGAATTAGCAGAGTTAGCACCACTGTTAGAGAAATACACAACGGAAGAACTAACTGCTATGAACAAGGCTACAAAGACTAAAATTACTAAAGATTTACCTATTCTTGATGGACAGATTAAGGAAAAAGAAAGAGATATTCAGATTAAGCAGGACATTAATACATCTGACCTTGAATTGCAGAAGAACAGCATTAAAGAACAGATTGCTGATTGCGTGGCAAAACAGACTGATAACGACAAGCTGTTAGCTGAATACGATAAGGCTAGTGCAGATATTCTTGATTTGAAATTCAAACAGGGAGATTTATCACGCAAGGCTAACGAGGAAAATATCAAGGTTAGGAGAGATATTGAGGATAAGATTGCCGACAAGAAGTTTCTTGTTAAACAGACAGAAAAGACTATTGCCGATACCGAAAGCTGTATTGCCAGTTCAGAAAAGACCATTGAGAGCATTAAGGCTTACTTACAGACAGAGCGTGATAAGTGGAAAGAAGAAAATGAGCGTAAGTTTGATGATTCAAGCCTTATCTGTCCTTATTGCGGTAATGAATATAAGGAAGATAAGAAAGAACAGTTAAAGGCTGATTTTGCAAAGCATAAGGCTGATAACTTAAAGACAATTACTGACAATGGCAATATGTACAAGGAAAGACTTGATAAGGAAAAAACTACGCTTGAAAGCCTTAAAGCAGGGTTGCCAAAGCACAAGGAAAGCCTTGAAATGCTGAATACTGCCATTGCAGACCTTGAAAAGCAGTTATCCGAACTTCCGCAGGAAATTGATGTGACAGCCACAGAGGAATACAAGGCGCTTGAAAAGCAGATAGCTGAAAAAGAACAGGCTATGCACAAGGCTAATGATGTTTCAGCGGTTAAGGCTGAATTAAAGGCACAGGAAAATGATTTAAGGCAGCAGTTAGCAGAAGTTGAACAGAAGATAGCTGAAAGCAACACAGAGAAAGACGAACAGCGACTTGAAGAATTGAGGGCAGAACAGCGTACACAGGAACAGAATAAGGCTAATGCTGAAAAAATCCTTGATTTGCTTGATGAACTGGATAAGGCAAAGAATGAAACATTGTCTGACAGTATTAACAGCCATTTTTCGCTTGTTAAGTGGAAGCTGTTTGAACTGAATAAGTCTGGTGGTTACAAGTCAGTTTGTATACCTACAGTTAATGGAAAGTCAATTCTTACAACTATGAGCAATAAGGGCAACAGGATTCTTGGCAGAGTTGATATTTGCAATTCTATTCAGAAGATTAGTGGTATGTCAGTGCCTATTGTCTTAGACGATAGCGAGAGCCTTGACAGCACTAATCAGAAGAAAGTTGCTGATATGGTCGATAGTCAGTTGATTATGCTGATTGTCAATGATAGCGAGAAATTAGAGATTGTGGAGGGATAATATGCAGGGCGGAGACACATATGTACTTACAGTAAGCGATGAAGAAGCAGAAGTTATCAAACAGTTTGTATCAGCAATGGAGAAAGTTACTATTGGCGTAGATAATGATGATATTTGGGATATTATGGAAACCATCGCAAACAAACGGACTTCTGGTAGCGTAACAGGCATAATGATTATGTATGAAGAAAGCGAGGAATAATTATGGCATATAAAGCATTTAACCCAGATTTTACTTGCAAAGGTAAGCAGTACGAAGAGAACACAACATATGAAGAAAATGGAAATGAGATATGCGAAGCTGGTGTAATGCACTACTGTGAAAATCCATTTGATGTACTGGACTATTACCCTCTTGTAAACGAGAATGGCGAGATTTCAGAATTTGCAGAAGTTGAGCCGCTGGGAAAAGTTTTTAAAAGAGAAAACAAATGTGCAACTAATAAGCTTCACATTAAAGCCAAGTTGGGCTTAAAAGGTTTTATTAAGGCCTGCGTAGATTTTACTCTGGAGAAAACGAAGATTGAGGAAATTGAAGATGGCATAGAAAATGACAATGGCAATAATTACGCACAGATAGGTTCAAGCGGATATTACGCAAAGATAGGTTCAAGCGGAGATTACGCAAAGATAGGTTCAAGCGGAGATTACGCAAAGATAGGTTCAAGCGGAGATTACGCACAGATAGGTTCAAGCGGAGATTACGCACAGATAGGTTCAAGCGGAGATACCGCAAAGATAGGTTCAAGCGGAGATTACGCAAAGATAGGTTCAAGCGGAGATTACGCAAAGATAGGTTCAAGCGGAGATACCGCAAAGATAGGTTCAAGCGGAGATTACGCACAGATAGGTTCAAGCGGATATTACGCACAGATAGGTTCAAGTGGAGATTACGCACGGATAGGTTCAAGTGGAGATTACGCACAGATAGGTTCAAGTGGAGATTACGCACGGATAGGTTCAAGTGGAGATTACGCACGGATAGGTTCAAGTGGAGATTACGCACGG